CGGGTCCTTGCCCAGGTAGGCAGCGTCGATCTTCATCTGATCGGCCTGCTTCGAGGCCTGGGAGGTCGGCGCTGCACTCGCTGGCGGAGTCGGGTTGTTGATCGTCAGCGATCGGTTCGCCGGGGACTGCGACCGACGAGCAGACCGCTGGTCCTCAGAGAGATTGGCCAGCAGCGCCCGGGTCTTCTGGATGTACTCCATTCGGTCAGTGATCTTGTCCGCGTCGCGCATGATCCCGCCACCGAGTCCAGGGCTGGTGGTGTCCACGTTGAGCCGCTCCAGGTCGGAGCTGTTCAGCGCGATTCCGGGGCTGTCAGTGAGCAGCTCCTGCATGTTGGCCAGGGTCCGGTGCTCGCTCTCCAGCTCGGAGTCAGTGAGGTGGCTGAGCGGGATCCCATGCACCACGCTCGCGCGCGAGGAGGAGTCCACCTTGTCCAGCTCCTTGGTCACCTTCTGCTCGTTCGCCCCAGGTCGGTAGGCCGGGCCCTCGAAGGTGGGCGGCTGCGGGGTCCACAGTGCAGCCGTCGAGCGGTCGAAGGGCTTCCGGTCTCGGAACCCAGTGGCCGACTGGTACTCACGTAGCATCCGGTCCGCGTTGACCGGACCGATCGCAGTCCGCACGTTGGGGTCGTTCAGGTACGAGTCCACGAACTGCTTGAACCTGGCCTGCTTGGTCGGGTCCTTCATCTCCGCTGGGGTGTAGGCCAGCTGCTCGGCGAACCCCTTCTGGTCCTCCAGGTTCAGGGTCCGCTTGGCGCTCTCCTGGACCTTGGTCCCGACCTCGGTGGCCTTGTACTCCAGGGCCTGCACCGCGGCCTTCTCCGCGCGCGCCTCGTGCACCTCTCGGACCGAGGAGCCACCGCCACCACTGGGCTGGTCCGGAGTGAGGTCGAGTGGCTTCAGCCGACCGCCGCGTGCGCCCTGGTAGTCGGCCTCAGCAGCGGAGTACTTCCCGCCCTTGCCGGCGAACTGGGAACGAGTGTGGGCACCGAACAGCCCAGCCGCAGCCGCGGTCGGACGGTTCCGGCCAGGCTCGACGTAGCCCCGGTCCAGGGTGGTGTCGATCTTCTTCTCCGCGTCCCGAGGAGGCGTCCAGCGCGGCTTGGAGATGTAGTACGGGAACTGCTCCTGGAGAGCGTCCAGGGCAGCCTTGTACCCGGCGCTGTTCAGCCGGAACTTGGTCTCCTTCTGGTCCATCAGGTCGTCCATCACCTGGGCCCGGATCTTGGCCCGCTCCGGCTCCGAGGCACCAGCAGCCCGCGCGTTGATGATCAGCTCAGCGCGCTTCTCGTCCTGCTCGGTGATGTACGGGTTCTCCTTGAACTCGTCGACCCGCTCCTTGATCGCGTCCTGGATGTCAGAGCGACGCCAGCCGGGCCCGCTCATCTCCTCCTTGACCTCGTTCTCGATCTGGAGCCGCATCTCCGGGTCGATGTCGATCCGGTCCACCTGCTGGCTCTGGACCGCGTCCAGGAGCTGCTCGTAGCGCCGGGTCATCCGACGCGCCTTGTCGCTGTGCCGGCGTCCACCACGGAAGTCCGGCTCGAAGGTCATCGTGTAGGTGCCCGAGCGAGAGGTCACTGTGACCTGGCGCGCACCCGAGATCAGCCCGGTGTAGATGTCCTCGGAGGTGAGTCCACCCACCGAGCGGGTCCGGATGTACTCCCCGCCCTTCAGCCCCTTCAGGTGCTTCAGGTTGAACGGGAGGTAGTGGTCGTCGCCGTAGCCCACTGCCTGAGCGACCAGCTGACCCTCGGAGTTGATGATCACGCCCTCGGACGGAGGAGTGTTCCCAGCAGCCAGCTGCAGGTCGTACAGGCTCTTCTGGGGCATCTTCGCGCGCAGGTGGTCCACCACTGCCCGACGACCCAGCTCACGCTCGTCCCAGGTCGGACCGCGGTTCTCCCGCTCCGCACGCGCCAGGGCCATCTGGTGCGCAGTCGGCTGAGCGCCCGGCTTCCCGGCCCGACGAGGCTCCCGGACTCCGTGCTCCAGTTCGGTGGTGGGGCTGTACATCTTGGCCTGGTTCACACCCTGCCCGTACGCGCGCACCATCGCCCGCTCGGGGGTCTTCTCGGTGCCCCGGTACCGGTAGGCGGTCTTCCGTGAGGTGGGGCCGAGCACCTTCTCCGCCTCAGGACCGGCCTGGCCCACGATCTCCGCGACCTTGCCGGCCAGCTGGACCTTGGATCCAGGCGGGCCCACAGCACCCAGGAACGTCCCTGCCGCAGCAGTCCGACCGTAGAGCTTGGCGTTGGTGTTCCTGTCTTCTCCAGACGACAACCACTGCTCAGCGAAGGTTCCAGCATTCCGCCCAGCTGCGTTCGTGGACGCGACACTCTGCGGGGACATCGAGCCACCCATCGCGGTGGCCAGCCCGAAGGCAGCTCCACCAGCGGTCAGCGTCTCGGGCTTCGCGATCGCACCCATCAGCCGGGTGTCCGGGTCAGCCAGCAGGTCCTTGGGCGGGGTGCGCCCCGTGTGCACCTGAGACCAGGTCTCCCCAGTCTTCTTGTCCTTGAACTGCAGGAGCACCTGCTGGTTCCCGCTCCCGCCGGCGGACTGAGAGACCGAGCCCAGGAAGTCCGAGAGCTGCCGGTACTCGTCCTGGAACCGGATCCGGTCCTCCTCGTGGAGGTCCTTGTCCCCGACCTTCTTCGGGGTCTCGGTGCCCAGGATGGCCTGCGCCATCTTCGGCTTCAGCTCCTGGGTCTGCCGCTCGGTGACCTTCATCTGGAAGCGGCCAGTGGTGGGGTCACGACGGAAGTCGGACTCCTTGAAGTGGTAGCCGTGCTCGTAGGGGTTCTTCACCTTGGAGATGGCACCGTCGAACATCGCGAGCGCCTGGGCGTAGGCGACTGCCTGCTCGTCGTCCATGCCCTTGGCAACCAGCCGGAGGTGAGCCTGCTTCACGTTCGCCAGCTGCTTGGAGATCACCTCGTCCAGGTGCCGCTGCAGGGTGCCGAGGTTCTTCTCGATGTCGGTCTCGAACAGCTCTCCGACCAGGATCACCGAGTACATCTCGGCGGTGTCGTCGTCCATCTTCATGATCAGGTCGAAGGTCTTCTGCGCGGCCTCCTGGTTGAAGGTGGGGTCGTCGGAGACCGGGAGCAGCATCTTCTTGACGGCCCCCTTCTTCTTCCGCCGGTGCGCCCGCTCGATGTCCTGCACGCGCGGGAACTGGTTGGCCAGGCCACCGGCGACCGTGCCGGCCACGACCGGCTTCAGCCAGCCCTCCGTCTTCACCGACATCTTCGACACCTTCTTCTCCTCGGCCTCCCAGCGCTGAGCGATCTTCGGGTGCTTGGCGTGCAGGTACCGGCGCTGTGCCACGCTCTTGAACGGCATCTCAGCGTCCCTTCTTCGGCGGAGGCTTCTTCGCCGTCTTCTTCGCAGGTGAAGCGGTCTTCGCGGTCTTCTTCGCAGCCAGCGCGTTGGCCGGCTTCTGGGCCTTCATCTGCTGGAGCTTCAGCTTGGTGTTGGTGGCAGCCGAGCGGTCCTTGACCCGGATCTGCTCCTTGGTGCGCTTGTGCTCGCGGTTCGCCATCGTGTCGGAGAGCCGCATCTTCTCCTTCTCGCGCGAGTGCGCGCTCTGCGCAGTCTTCTCCGCCAGCATCATCTTCTCCTTCTCGCGCTGATGCTGCGGTCCAGCGTTCGGGTCCTCAGGCGGCGGCTGGTTGGTGGCCTCGGCCTGCATCTGAGCCTGCTGGGCCTGAGCGTCTGCCGTAGCCGGGTGCGGGGTCTCGGAGTGCATCTGGGCCTGCTCCGGGGTCATCCCCTGCGCCGTCATCTCGGCCTTCTGCTGCAGACCGAGCAGCTCCATCTGGCCCGAGCCGTACTCCATGGCCTGCTGCTGCTCCAGCATGATCCGCTTGTAGTCCACGTCCTCGTCGGTCATCTCGGGCAGGCGGGCGATCTCGCGGATGTACTTCTCCAGCTCCGGGTCCGGGAACCACTGCATGCCCGCGCCGGCGGTCGAGGAGATGAAGGCAGCCAGCTGGTCCAGAGCCGGCGGGTCCACGTTGGTGGGCTCGAACCTGGGCAGCTCGTCCAGCTTCCAGCCGTTCACCGCGAACAGCCGAGGCACGGCGTACCGGTTCAGGGTGTCGGCGATGGTCTTGGTGATCGCGTTCAGAGCGGCCCGGAAGATGCCGGTCTTGTCGGTGTGCAGTGAGTAGGAGCCGGTGTCCTCGTGCCCGACCAGGATGAAGTCCGCCAGCACGCTCATCAGGATCCGCTGCTCGTAGCGGTTGATGATCCCGTTGGTGTCGAACTGCCGGGTGCCTCCCGAGCTCATCAGCTCGAAGTCGAAGAGGGGCTGCTTGGTGTCCGGGTCGTACTGGGTCGGCAGCACCAGGCCCTCGTTCTCGTCACGCCTGACCCCGCGGACCATCTTCTTGAAGGCGTCCACGGTCTTCGCCTGAGGCGTCCCCTTGGCCGCCGTCAGGTAGTCCGCGGGGACCCTTCCTACAGGCATGCCCGCCAAGTCTCGCTCAACGCCGATCGCCTCGAACTCCTCCAGGCGCTTCTTGAAGTACCAGGAGCGGTAGCTGCTCCGGAGCAGGGACATGCCCTCGGGGTTGCCCTTGGCGATGGAGGTGCGGAACAGGATGCTCTTCTCGATCGGCAGCACCGTGGTCTGGTACCGAGGCGGGGCCATCTGCACCATCGCCCGGATCCCACCGGTCTCGTCGAAGGACCAGCGCATCAGGGTCTCCTGCGCGCGGATCGGGATCTTCCTCCAGCCGATCTTCCCGTCCGTGTACTTCGAGCGCTTCCGGGGGTCCTTCTCCCAGGGCCCGATCCGCTTCTTGTAGACGATCTCGTGCCAGGACCAGCCGTAGGTCATCATCGAGAGGATCTCGCCGATCAGGTCGTCCCAGCTGTGGGACATGTCCTCCATACAGGACTCCAGGAACTCCTGAGCCTGCTCGCCCTCCTCGCCGCCCTCGGGCGGGAGCACCTTCCACTCGACCTCACGGATCAGCTTGTCGATGCTGAACAGCAGCGCCCCGACCATGGAGTCGTTGGACGCCATCTCCCGGTAGACCCGGACCGCCTTGCGGCCACGCAGCGCCGGCAGGAACTCCTCGTCGACGTAGCCTGAGACCCGCTTCAGCCCGGAGACACCGAGCTCCTCCATGGGCCCGACGCGCTGGGGGATCTCGTCGCCCGCGTTGTCCTCGTCCCAGGTAGAGATGTCGCCCTGGGGAAGCCGCACGTCTGCCATGCCTTCAGTCTCCCATCGGTGTCACACCATCAGGTCCAGGTCCTCGGCGACCTCCTGGCTCTTGTTCTGGACCGAGCCCACCACCCAGTTCCCGGGCTTCCGCGCAGCGTCCTTGTTCTGACGCATCTCCTCCTCGATGAAGGTGGGCCCGTCGTCGCCCTTGATCATGATCGGGTGTGCGGGGATCGCCCGCTTGGAGACCAGCCGGTAGCACAGCGCCATCGAGCAGATCTCGTCCGGGAGGTGGAACTCCTTCCCGCGCGCGTAGAGCATGTCCACCGAGGCGTACAGGTGGGCCTTGTAGAAGACCGGGACCCGCGGAGCCACCCAGCGATGGTTCTCGATCGAGCTGACGTACTCGCTCAGCATGTTGTCGCGGTTCGCCCCGGTCATCAGGAAACCTCGCGCCCGCCTGTCGA